TCACTTTCGTGCTTAAATACACCACCGTTAGATATAGTGTAAGCAGCAAAAGGTAAATATTCTGCCATAGCATAATGTATTAGCATATCTTGTACGTAATCATTTACAAGATTTAAATAATCACCAGCTAAACTACCAGCAACAATATCAGCACTAATTTTATCATACAAGTCTGTGCCTAGATAATTTCTAACGTGAATCTCTTGTGCTAATTTTATGAAGTGTATAAATTTATCTGTATCTACAGAACCACTGATAGCAGTATTTTTTACTAAGTCCTCTCGTTTTATAAATAGTGCTGTTGCCATTATTCTTCAGTTTGTTCGTTTATTTCTTCTTCTCTTTCTACATCATCTTTTTTTACACCTGTTTCTTTTTCTACTTCTGCTTCTGATATAGCATTGGTCAGATCAGTAAATTCTAAAGGTTGTAGTGTTTTAAAATACAGGTCTAAATCAATATTATTATACTCTAATATTTTTTGTAGTTCATCTATAATTGTTACTTGCATTGGTCTAATAACGGTATTGTCCATAAGTATAGATGCTGTTTCTAATTCTTGTGCATTATTACCTAGACCAGTTTTGTCTTTGATTCCAACAAGCATAGGTGAAACTATTCTATGAGAAACCATAACCTTAGTCATAGATTCGTTTGCTAGAAACTCATATTGCTGGTAGGCATCAGGAATATTTACTGGCTCAATAGTTGCAGCTAGTTCTTTACTATCGTTGAATGCTAATATAAATTTACCTGCATTTGATGATCCACTAAACTTCTCATAGATTGCTCTTTCTATTTCGTCTCTTTGTTCTTTATTTGGTGTACCATTATTAAAGTTAATTAACATACTTGGTTGTAAACCATTTTGTATATTATTTATGTGATAGTTACCTATCTCTTCTTCTAGTTCTGCATATTGTAAACCACCTTGATAATCTACTGGTGAATAGTAATAAAAACCTGCCTTGTATGGGCGTATATAAAGTATCTCTATGCCATCTTTAGACATTCCGAATGCTGAGATACGTTTAGGCTCATCATCTTTCTTTATATCCTTCCATTTCGGGTGATAATAGTAAGCTCTTACTTTACCTTCTATTGCTTTCTCAGCTCTTAGAGTTTCAATCGGTATATGTTCTACTTCAAATATTTTTGTTCTATCTTTTGTATAAATTACCTGAACTGCTGCTTGACCCATCATTTTATAGTCATAGCAAACTTTTTTCATACATTCTTTAGTAAACAATTTTTTCATTTGCTCGTAAGCTTCAGGTTTTTCTTTACTATCTGAAGCATCTAATCCTCTACCATATATCATTTCTGATATACCATTGATAGCTGCATTGTTCGTAGCAGATCCGTTATATCTATCTATTAGGTATTGAAAGTATTGGTTATCATCACCATATTCTATATAATCTTTTCTTGGGTTTTCTACTACTTCAGGTGAAGTGTAAGATGATAAATTTATAACGTGAACTGAATCTTTTGCCACTATATTTACATTTTTAGATTTGTTTCTATTTCTTGCCATATTAATCTAATACTATAAAATCATTATCGTAATTGTCTTGAGTTACATATTCTCCACTATTAATAAAGTATTTATCAAGTGCTGTCTGATCTGTACAGAATATAAGTCCTCTATATATTTCTGTTGTTCCATCTTTAACTCTAAACAAATACTGTCTACCTTCTTTTAGTGCAAAGCTACCTGTAAGTTTCATATATCCACCATCGGTAGTTTTAGTTACACTTACTGTAGATGTAGTTCTCTTTTCTTTATCTGTTATTGATAAAGTTGGTGAGGTGGCATCTGCTCTAGATATAAACTTTAAAAATTGATTACTTGTTGATGTCGTTAAAATGTGCATACCTAAATAACTGTATTATCTCCGTTTGTTTTTAGGCATAAAAAAAAGGGATATAAATATACCCCTTTTCATTATCAATACAAAATTATTTATACTGTTGCAGGTGTTCCTATTGTTATAGTTCCACTTAACCCTGCCATATTACTTACTGGGAAGTTGGCACTTGTAGTATCTACAACCAAGAAATTTGGTGGAGATACCTCTTGTGCAACGAATGTATAATTGTATCCGTTGAAATCACCGAGTGCATTACCAGTACTTACAGTACCTTCTGTTAAATCAGAACCCTCTTCAAGACCCATCATAAATGCATTGTCATTTTTATCAACAACAATGATGTGTGGTCTTGCTGCTGCTAATAATTTTAATTCTTTATGATCTTCCTTTGTTAATTTTTTTAAGGTTATGTTAAGAGTCTGCTCATAAAAGACAGTACCATTTTCTCTTGAAGCATTTATAGTTGTTTCAAATGAGTTATTTCCCTTTACAGGATATTTATGTAAAGTGATTGCATTTGATGAATCACCAGTCATATTTGTTATCTCGTCACTACTTCCTAGAGTAACAGTTCCTAAACCACCAAAGTCAATAAAGTATACTTCTTTGATACCTGCAACTACGTCTTTACAAGCTTCAGCACGAGATCTAGTTAAAACACAAGCCATATTTATTTATTTTAGTAAGAATAGTGGGCAGAATAAACCACCCACTTTCTTGTTATTAATTACTTATTACGAATAAAGAACTATGTCGCTACCTATTCCGTGCTGAATACCAGCAGTAAATCTCATAACGATTCTTACATTCTGTGAACCATCGATATCTGCCATATCAATAACTTTTACTTCGTTGTGATCTGATAAAAGACCAGTACCGAAATACAAGTTAGATTTTTCAGCAGCCACAATTGTATCTGCTGCTAAACCACGTGCTAGTACGATGTTAATTCCATCAAAGGTCAAGTTTCCACCATTGAACCACTGAGTACCTTTGTTGTCTGTACCAGCAGCACCAACGTTAGATGCAAACCCACCTAAAGCTCTTACGTAAGCTCTATATACTCCTGAAGGAACATAGATGAATAAATCCTCTTTAGCATATACTGCACTAGGAATTGCATCTGCAACTTTACCTAGTTCAGCTATTACGTTAGAAGAAGTCACAGTAGTACCACTTACATCTACCACATCTGAGTCTGCAAGTAAAGTTGTTTTAAAACCATCAAACTCACCAGCATTAGAATTTGAGCCACCCCAAATATTTTGTTCCATTTTCTGAGCTGTCTTATCTGCAACGTGAGCAATTAAGAAATCAGATAATGTAGGTGGTAAATTAGAATATGCTGAGAATCCCATTTGAATAGCTTCCCAATCAGTTATAAAATCCTTCTTACATAATTGTAGGTTAACTTGAAACTCTTCCATAGTAAGAATTCTTTCAGTTAATGTCAATGTTGAAGTAGGATCAAAGTCGCAAGTAGCATCTTTGACAAGCGAGTCAGTAGCTACTTTCTTTAGTACCTCTTTATGCTTTACATTTGGCTTGATAGTAATAAGTTCATTTCCTAAAGTATCTCCACTTAAAAGTGCAGCAGAAATGTATTTACCAGCAAATTCTCCAGCATAAGTTGTTGTTAAATTATTAGTTGTTGCCATTTTATATATATTTATTTATTTATTATCCTGTTGCTGTTAATGCACCACTTGATAGTGCGTTACCAAATACATAGTAGTTTGAACCATCAGACCATATGTCGATGAAATCACCTAAGTTAGATGATCCGTGAACAAAGTTAATTTGGTCTGCTGCATCTACGTCTACGACTGCACCTGCAACGATTAAACTACCTTCCATCTTATCTGCTGTACCACCCGCTATTACTGTGTTTGCTGTATCCATAGCACCAGTAGTAACAAATCTACAGTTGAATCCTTCTTTAGGTGCAGGTAAAGTAACTGTACCACCTGAACCACTTACCTTAAAAATCTTCCCACTGTCAGCAGCTGTTAAACTAGAGCCTACAGAGATTGCTTCATACTTAGGGAAAATTCTGGTAACATCATTTGAAATTGTTATTGCCATTTTTATTTATTTATTAATTAATTACTAATCTTTGATAAAACTCTATCTAGTGTACTGATAGGTCTATTTGGGTTTCTAAAGCTGTTATTAGCTTTTTTTACTTCTGTTTCAGGACTATGTTTTATAGTTTCAGCAGCAGGTTCAGCAGAAAGCTTCTCGATTTGCTCAGACATCATTTTCTTTTCTTTTTCTTGATATCCCATCTCATCATCTACTCTCTTCATAAGTGCTGCTAATTTAGACTCCATAGAAGCCATTTTAGCTTCAAATTCTTCTTTTTTAACATAACCTTCCATCAGTTGAGTTTCTTCTGCTTCTACTTCTGTAGACTCATCAGAAAGCTCTTCTTCAGCAACTTCTTCGGTAGTTTCTTTAACTTCTTCAGAAAGCTCCTGCTTTGTTTCTTGGTTGTCTTCTTTTACTTGCTCAGATAAATTTTCTGCAACGACTTCTTCTTCTTTGATGCCTTGAGCTAATTCATCTTCCTTAGTAAGCTTAGACAACTTTTGTAATATTTCATTTAAAATTGTTGTCGCTTTTGGAGATTCCATATTAATATATTTATAAAGTAATTCACGTAATTAATTACTTATAATTAATATGTTTCATTTTTAAGTTCCATCCCCTGTAATATTGCCTATTCCCTGTGCTTGTAAGCTACCATCACAACACTTAGAATGGTAAGTTATACCATCAGGACATAAGCAACCTCTTCTACCACCTTTTGGTGATGATCTACTATATGTATATCTTCTTCTTTTACGTATCATTATTTTTTACTTTTAGGATGCTTTTTAGGTAGTAAATCATAATCCGTAGTATACTTTGGATTTTGTGGTCTACCATTTTTCACTAAATATAAGAATGCGTTGGTTCTTGCAAATGCCCACTGCGAAGCAGATCTGACCTTAGGAGAATGACTTGTGTTGAAAGCACCAAGTCCTCTTTGATATACACTAGCCAACATACCTACAGTTACACCATAACCTAATTTATCTTTATATCTTTTGTTAAAATCATCTGCTTTCTTTTGTAATGTAGCTCTATCTTTTGCAGATACCTTAGCACCTCTTTTACCCTTTGCTGTGCCTTTTGCAGTACCTTTACCTTTAGGATTGGGGTTTGGCGTACCTGAAGCTGGTGCTTTAGGTGATTTTCTTATGCCGCCTCTTGATCCTACTTTTGCATAGTAACCTTTTTTTCTTACACATTTACCAGTTTTATCTTTTACAAATCCTTTAGGACATTTTTGCATATCTTCTTTTATATGTTCTTTACAAGGCATATACCAATCTTTACCTTCAAAGTTATGTACGTGAAAACCTTCACATCCAATATTTTTAGCCATTTCTTCAGCTTTCTCTTTACTAGAATATGCTAGTCTGTCATCTATAATAGCGAAGTCATCATCTACAACTTGAGAAGCTAAATCTATCTCACCTAACTCTTTTAGTTTAGATACAGACCATCTAAGACCAGCTTTACCACCCCAAGCATCATACATAAGTTTACCACATCCATCAGAATATGTTTTTGATACTTCTAAGTCTTTTTTATGTCTAGCTAAAAAGCTTCTCATTCTTTTTATAGTAGAAACAGATAATGGTGTTTTTGATGCTAACATTGAAGCTCTACGTTTTCCTACAGCAGTGCCACAAGAACCCCAGCCATTTTTTTCTACATATTCTAATACCCTTTTAGCATTATTTACTACACCTTGAGGATAGTCACTATAAGATGCAAGTTGTGTTCTTTTAGATTCTATAAAGTCTTTTATTTCAAATAATATTTCTTGTGCCTCAGATTCATCTAATAATTCTGTACTCATTTCTACTTTATCTGTAAAATATCCTTCTATAGAAAAACCTGAAACTAAACCTGTCTTAACATAGTTTTCCCAAACGTCATCGTTGTTTACTTTCATAGAAACCATCCAAGTACCTACTGGTAAATCCATATCGTATTTCCTAGACTTATCGTGTACTTCATCTTCTATTATCCAAGATTCTACTACAGATAAACCGTTAAGAGATGCTTGATGTTCTAGTGTAGATTTATTCTGATTGCCTTTCATAAGAAATAGTTCTGATGCTTTTCTTACTGTATCTTCAGAGAAGTAAATATAATATTCATCATCTTCTGTTTGACGATATATATTTTTGTTTGGCACTAAAGCAGCACCCATTAGTATTCTCTTTTCAGTATCTACTTCTGCTAATTGTATTTTATGGTCTTTTGATAAAGCAACAAACTTTTCTTCTATAGCAGGTTTATCAACTATGCTAATAGCTTCTATACCTGCAAGTAATGCTTCTTCGTCTATTATTAATTCTATAATTCTCATATTCCTGCTGTGTTATTTATATTTCTATCTAATTCTTGTTGTGATGTAATTTCTTTGCCTACTACAAATGCTTTTACTGGTTTAGTAACTTGTCCTGATACACTTTGTGCTAATTGTGATACTTGAGATTCACCTACCACATTAAAGTCAGGTGCTTCTACACTTATAGGTGCAGAACCTGCACCACTAGCACTACCACCAGCACGAGCACCTGCTGCTCCACCACCACCAAACTTCTGTGCTAGTATTGTAGCTATAGATATACCTGCTGCTATATTATTTCTTAGTATCAAGGGTTCTACAACTGCTGTAAGTGTACCTAAAGCTGCAACGTTTTGTGCTCTAGCTGCTGCGTTAGCTGCTTGTGTTTTTATGATAACATCTGCTATTTTAGCACCTTTTTCAATTAAGAATGCAGCTTTTGCTACCTTTTCATTTTCACCAGCTATATTTGTTAAAAATTGTGATATGCCTTGAGCAAAACCAACAAATTCTAGGTTAATTGCTTTTCTTCTTTCTAAAGTAGCTAATTCTTTATCTAATTGTAAATCTGCTATTTCCATTTGTGTAAATGCAAATTCTTTTCTTCTTTCTGCAAGTTGTGCTTCAGAGTCACCACTTGCTTTAGCTGTTTCTATTGCTGCGTTATTTGCTATTTGGTCTATTTCTAATTGCTGTGTTTTTGTATCAAAGAAATCATTAGTAAACTGTGTAAATTTTCTAAGTCTATCAATTTCTGCATCTTCTATAGCTCTATTACTAGCTAAGACCTGTTGTCTTTCTTTTTCTGACAGCTTTTGTTTCTTCACAAAAAATGCTTCATCTATGGATATTAAAGTATCTCTAAATTTAGTATTTGCGTCTATCATCATAGACTGAAATTCTTTTTCTGCATTTGCTATTAATACATTTGCATTTTTTGCACCTTTAACTCTTTCTTTAAACTCTTCTAATCTTTTTTCTTCTCTTTCCTTAAATCTATCTAAAAGCCTTTGTGCTTCTTTGATTGTAAATTCTTTATCTAAATCTAAAAGTTCTTGTCTAGTTCTTCTTTCAAGCATCGCTGCATCTTTATCAAACTTTAATTTAAATTTAGATATATCAAACAATCTTTCTTGGAATTCTCTAAATCTTCTTTTAGATCCAGCACCTGTTCTTTTAGTTATTTGTTCTTCTAGTTTCTCTTGTATTTCTGCTGCATCCTTTACAACTTGGTTGAACTGGTCAGAAGTGGCTTTTGATAATCGTTTAAATAACTCTACAGGGTCTCTATCATCTCCAAATAGTAATCTTGGTAGCAAACCTTTTCCATCTTCTCCTACACCAGTTGTTGTAAAAGTAGCTCTTAAGTTATCTAAAAAACCAATATTATCTTTTAATATTTGTCTTCTTTCATCTTCATCTTCAGTAGCTAGTAATTTTTGTTCTAGTTGTCTGTTTTTCTCATTCTTTAAGAATAAATCTCTGTTGGCTTCAAGAAGTGCTTCTAATTCAGCTCTAAGTGTAGCTTGTTTTATAAAATTCTCTGTAGCTTTTGTAAGGTCATCTATGCTTAATTTATTTTCTTTGTCAAGATTTATAATATTAGGCATTACTTTTTCAAGCTCTTTGAGTGCGTTGTTTCTTATCTTTTGTGGAACATTTGCTTTGCCTAATATATCTATATAGTTGTTTAACTCAACTTCTTGTGCTTCTATAGCCTTAGTGGCTTCATCAAATTTCTTTTTAAAGTCTTCTAAAGCACCACCTGTTCCCTTAAAGAATTTAAGTAGTTTTGGACCAAAAGATATTAATAATTGCAAAGCAATTAAAACACCACCTGTACCAATTAGACTTCTACCTAACTCTTTGAATGAAGCTATAAAACCACCATTGGTTTTAGCAAAACTTTGAAATAAACTTACTAACTGAGATAAGTTGTTTGCTATAGCTGTAAAACCAAAACTAGCATCTGAAGCTAACCTACCTGTTTCTAATAATATAGCGTTATTTAATCCTGATTGTGTTCTGTTTTTATTTGCTGCATTTGCTGCGTTTATTTGTGCTAAAGCAAGTTCTTGTACTTGTCTTTTAGTAATCTGTCTTTGTAAGTTGCTTTTCTCTTGTGCAATAGCATTAGCTAATTCAGATTTAGTCATTTTATCTATAGACTTAGATAAAACGTCTGTAGCTTTTTTAACTTCGTTAATTTTAGTTTTAGCTTCTCCTGACTGGAGATTTATCCTAATTAGAATTTCCTCTGCCATATCTTATTCTTTTAAGTGTTTGCTTAAGTTCTTTGATATCACTAACAGCTTTATATTTGCCTTTAGCAATATCAACATTTTCTGATACTCCGTACCAGTTGTCAGCATTTAATAATTCTAATATCTCTTTTATCATAACTGCTCGTCAGTTGTTAAATTAAGTAATTCAAGAGTAGCTTCTCCTGTGGTTAAGTTTGTGTTTATAGAATTAATCCGATACACCTTATCTTGTATCTTAAGTTGATCATTTAACCTAAATTGTATCATAAAACTCGCAGGTAAATAAGCATTGTATTTGTATATTCTTTTTGCTTTGTTAAATACAGATTCTACATATGTTTTATAAAACTTCTTGTACAAAGAATTAGTTGTGCCATTGTAATCTATAAGCTGATATTCGTCAACTTCATTGTCAAAGTTAAGTGTATGAGCTGGTGGTCTAAATATTTTATATCCTTCACCTGTAGTAAATATATTACTCTGTAAAGATAGCTGCGTATCACTGTCAACAGTTTTAACTAGGGTAGTAGTATTATCTGTAGTATTTTTTACCACATCACCTACAGCTAAAGTAGATGTAAAGTTTTGCCCTGAATCAACTAATTTATTCTCTACTGTAGATGTAGTAGTGCCTGTTTCTAATGGTGATGCTTCGTTAGATCCTTCTTCGTTTGTGTTAGATGGTCTAAAGTATTTTGTCAGACCTAAGTTCGTGCTACCATCATTATAATTTATTTTTGTTGTAATACTGGTTTTATTTATCCCATAAAATAATAAAGGTTTTGTAAGTATAGGTTCATAATTACCTTTAGATGCTTTATCTGCTGCTACTTCTATTAATCCATTACCATTTGTATCAACACCTTCTTCAAATCTAAAATCACCTTTAGCAGAATAGCCTACTTGTATTTCTGTAGCTGCTAAATCAGCATCACCCAAATCTAATAGTCTTTCAAATTTCATATGCTCAAAGGGTAATTGTATTTCGTATTTAGTACCTCTATCTATTTCATCAGGAAATACTTCTTCTAATTTAAACTCGGCATCACCAAATATTTTGTTAAACCTTTCTCTATGTTCTTCTGCTAACAATGTTTTAGGTTCTTGATATTTCAAATCTATTTCATTAAATGGTAAAGATACATCTACCCTATGTTGTCTTATATCTATAAAATCAGTTATATCTATTGTGCCACCTGATGGGTTACTGGTAGCTGATGTATAAAATGTATCTAATGTTTGTACTTTAATTTTATTAAAGTCTACGTGAGATCTATCATCTATAAAAAATGCAGTAAGATTAAACATCTTAAACAAACCACCTAAAAAGTCTATTACTTTCATTTTAGGTATGTGATCTAAAATATTAATATTTGTAATTAATGATAAAGAGGTATCTGTTTTATCATATGTTTCGGTTACATCTACAGCATCATCATCAGTACCAGTGTTAAATAAAAATGTTACTTTGGGCGTTATATCTAAAGCTATGGTCGAAGATACACTTACCTTTAAATTAACTGTTCCAATAGTATTATTATTTATTAGAAAACCTACAGAGCCATTGTCACCTTTGGTTTTATTAGAAGCTACAATAGAACCTGTATCTACATTAGTTATTTTAATTGTGTATTCTTTATCTTGATTGCTTACGGTTTTTATAAGCACTGTCATATCATAATTTTGTGTACTCGTGCCATCTGTAGTAATACTAAAAACCTCATTAGTGTAACTAACATTATCTATATTTAAAGATGTTGCATTAAATTCACTAGATTTCAATGTTCTAACAAAAGACTCCTCTGTATTACCTGAAGAATATTCATTAATATTGTCTTTGTTTCTACTTAGCCACATATATAGATTTGAAAAAGCAGTAGAGCTAAAAAAGTTGTTTGTACTTCCTGTTACATCTCTAGTAAAGCTAACAGAGTATTTACTTTCTATAGCTTCTATAATATGCAATACTCTTAAAGCTGGTTTTAAATCACTATATTCTAAACCTCTGTGGATGTTTTGTGAATTTGGATTTGATGGGTTATGATATATATTACCATCAAAATTATCTTGAAATGCAAGACTACTTGACGAATTATAAAATAATCTTTTTTTACTTGTTATAAGTGGATATATGATTGAATCTGTTTGTGAATTTAAATCTAACCCATCCTGTAAACCATTTGATACGTTAGTGCTACTATATTCGTGATCATAATTACTTAGATAAGATAAAGATTCTAATTCATCGTCACCGATCAGATCCTTTAGTTTTATAAGATTGCTATAAAAAACTATCTCATATGAACTAGGTTTTTTCATCTTCATATTTACACCATTTAAAAACACTTTACCAGTTTTAAATGATGCGTGATTTATAAATATTTCAGCATCTACTTTTTTTCTAGCATCAAAGAAATTACTTGTAATATTTGTTTTATAGAAATGTTTAAATACTTTATTATTTGTATCGGAAGCAGGAATAGTAAATGTTTGTGTAAAGTCAGAAAATACCATTTTAATATCTCTGACATCTTGAATCTTTGATGTGTATTCTATATTCTCATCATCAAATAAATCTAACCTTTCATTGTCTACAAATATTTGTACTACTCTTTTCATTATCTTATGCTTTGTACAAAATCAGAATCTGCTTCAAAATCTATAGCATAATTTATAAGTTTATCTTCTTTACTTCTTAGTAGTCTTACTGAACCTGTAACTACTTTAATTGGTATAGCTAACGAAAAAGCTGGGTTACTAGGACTTTGTCTAAATCTATCGTGTATATATACAAATTCAGAAACCAATAATTCTTTTAACACTTGATTATATTGTTCATTTATAAAACCAGTATTCATAGTAAATATTTCTTTACCTTGATTTTCTAAGTATCTTGTTTGATGATCCGATTCATTGTAGTTAGCTACACCAGTAACATCTATTATAGATGCTTTGTAGTCTTCTCTTGCTGCGTTTATAGAATCTCTTTTTAGTGCAAAAAACCACATATCTTGTATTACACCGTTCTTATTAGTAAAGCTAATTTTATGTGGTATATTTTTACATTCATCTATACATTTAATTAAGACGGTTCTTTCCTTACCGTTGCTGGTTTGATATGTGAATTTAGTCGTATTACTAGGTACATTACTTGTAGTTACAACATTGTTTGAGTTTCCAATCATAGTACCAGTCTTGTCAATTGTTATTGCTGGTAGTGGTGGATTCAGTCTTACACCTTGTGCGACAGTATAAGGTGTAAATGTACCAGTAGCCTGTGTCACTAAAGTAGTTGTGTCTTGAAAATATTCGACCTTAGTAACACCGTTCACAGGAGAAACAAAAAATGGAACTGTAAGTGTGCTACCACAAAGATTGTGTATAATGTTATTAGATATCATTAAGTCTTTTGATAACTCAGGATTTACACCATCAGATAATTGACCATATCCTCTAAATGCCATATGTAATTCTGATGTTTCGTCTGTGGTAGAAGCATCATCGTATGTTCTTTTTATATCCCATTGTACCCAAGCAGACTGTTCAATATTTTCGTAATTGCCATCAAATTTTACTTTAACATAGTCTTTTATAAGTTCTGCTACTTCAAAAACTATACTCGTAGAATGTGTAGATCTGACTTTATTTAAAGTATATCTAGGTGTAGCTGGTTTTTGTGTTGAGTCTCCAGTCCATACATATAATTTTAATTCTGCTGATGATATCTGTGCCATATTATAAAGGTATAGTTATTGCTTGTGAGGTAGGTGTGTTTACCTTTAATGATACTGGATTTAAATCTTGAATTTGTTCAAAAGGTGTTAAGTGATCAGGTAAAAGTACACTTTGCGATAAATCTTCTACAGCAGGATTTTCTATTTCAAATCTATGTTTAAAGTTTTGTTTATCAAAATTTAAATCTGTGTTATTATTGCCTTCAAAGTCTAATGTTAATTTTGAACTTGAACCGTACATTATACCTCTAAATACCATAGCTTCTGCTGGACCAGCGTTTGTACCAGCATTGGTAGATAATGGTGGTGCTATATAAAGACCTGAGGGAGTATGAGTATAGTTTTTTACTGTATGTTTAGATATTGATATCTGAAATACAAGTTTTTCTAAGTTTATAGTGCTGTCATCAAAATTATTTGGCAGTAAAACCTCAATAGTATTTTTACCATCTGATATAAAATTATTTCCCTTATATGTAACTTTTGTGTTTACGTTTGTGGCACTAAAAGTTCGTATAGAAAAATCAGCAGTATTACCATTGGGTATGTTGCCCATAAACTCTCTATTTCTAATTGAGTTGCCACCAGATGAAAGTGTCAAAGGTGTAAGTGGTGTAAGTCCAGTACCTGCTGCACCTGAAGTAGTTTCTGCTTGAATAAATCTTCTAGTGTTTATAAATTGTGATGAATCGTGTTGAAATCTACCAACACCCATAATCGTACCTGTTGCTGCTTGAAACACTTCTTCATTCACAGCAGTTTGACTTGTAAACCTTAAATCACCATCACCTAATTCTACACCGTTTAGTTTTACGGATGGTCTAAATTGTGTTTGTACACGACTATCTACCACAGTATTTAAAGAGCTAAAACTTATAACTGTAACTACTGTGTCAGGCACTGTAGTGACATCACGCTTAGGTGGACAAGTTAGTGATATAGTCATTCCTGCATTAGTTACAACTGGAACGTGAAGTTGGAATCTTAAGTTACCTGTATGTGATGATGAATTGTAAGCAAATGTTTTTGTTATATCTAAATTACCATCGGAATCTGCTGTTCCTGAAAGACCACTTGTGGTATAACCTGCTTGTGTAAAGTTTGTACTATGGTCTGTTAAACCAACATTTTCAAATGCTGTACCTGTAGTTATACTTGTTTGAGGTACATTAGCTAAAACATCCATTCTAATTCTTACAGGTGTCTGTAAATCGTTTAGACTTACAACATAATTACCATTTTCTCTTCCACCAGTGTCTATTTCAAAATTATAAACTTGTGCTCCAACACGACCTATAGCTTGTGGACTAGCACCACAAACTAAAGTTCTTTCTTGAAATACGTGATTTGAATTTTTTACAGGATCACATTGTGGCAGGTTGGGGTTTGCTATACAAGGATCTACTGGTAAACAGTTACCACTGGGGTCAGTAAGACAAGGATCGGTTGGGTCTATCTTAGCAGTTTCTTTTTGTACAGTAATAAAAAATGGTGATCTGACGTTAATCTTTTTCATCTATTTAAATTTTATAGTTTTGTTACCTACATCTAATCCTTGCTCTTTTAATATGTCTTTTATAGAAACTTTTAAATCTTTTACAAATGGTGCAATAAGTTTTAAGTTACCACGTTCTCTATCTACAAGTGGTTTTATAAACACATTTTTATTTATTCCTACTCTACGTATTTTAAGTGTTACTCTACTTGCTATTTTTCTCAAACTTAGTGTACCATATAAGTCGACAGGTTTTTGTATAAGCCAGTTAGCTATATCTGATACTTGTGGTAATTTTGGTGGTTTACCACCTTCTTCTATAGTTTTAAGATAATCATTACCTACAATCTCAATTCCAAAAGCATCTAGAGAATCTTCTACAATATTTTGTCTAAGTGAATTCTTAGCAGCACCAGTATAGGTAATTTTCTTATTATCTAAGCTTTTCTTAAGTAATCTTATAAGTCTTTTAGAATAAGACTTTAAATATGCTTTTGTATTATTTAATTTTATTGACATTCTGTTCCGTCTCTATTTAATAGTGCCATATCATTATTAGGTGTTCTGATCGATAAATCCATTGACCAACCTGTAACTTTATTTTCAAACTTATCTTCAAATAACTGAGCTGTAGGATCTGTGTTTAGATGAAATAAATCATCATATAGTTCACCCCTTCTTATTGCAGACTGTATACCATTGACAACTGTAAGAAGTGTATTTTGTATATCGTGCTTGTTGTCTAAACCTAAATGTGGTTTTGACTTATCTTGCTTGTCATCTTTGTCTTCATCTACCAAATCCATCACAACAATATTTATGTTGATATTCATAATGTGTTCTTCAAATGCTACGTTTTGAATATTTATATGTGCCAATGGAAAAATAGTTTGTTTTGATAAATCAACTTCTAACAAATCACCAAAGGTTACAGTATTGATAGAAACATTTCCATTTAGGTAAGTATGTAATTTATCAATAATATTATAATAGCTTTTCATTTAAACTTCTTCTTTATCATTTGTCTTTCGAGATCGTTTTTTTGTTTTTCAAACGAGAGGAAGGTGAGACATTGGTGTATCGGAAGTTTTGTAACTTCGTCAAATTTTCTGACATCTCCTCTAGCGAGTGCATAAATTGATTGATACCAACCCCATTTTTTTCCAAAGCTTCCTTCAAGTCCGATGTTGTGTCCGTCTTCACTGTCTTGCGAATATAAGTCAGGGTAGCTTGTGATAATTCCATCCCTAAACGATAAAAAAAAACCATACAACCCATTACTACGTTAAGTGGCATTTCTTTCATCAATAGACTTATTTCATCAGATGGTGAATAATCTGCAATCGTATATCTTTCTTTCTTTCTAAAATTAACTGGTCTGTAAAGTACAGCCATAGCTCTGTGCATATTTTGCCAATCACCAAGAAAGTTTTCTGCATCTACATATTCACCTAAACTCATATCATCTAATTTTGGTATGAATCCCATTTGCACATCTAGTAATTTAAATAATTGCACCAATTCATAGTCTTTATCAAAAGCAGATGAAATAACATTCACCACTTTTATTACATCTTTGTAAGCAACCTTGTCAACCATCTTCTCTTCAATGCCACAGAAATGCTCGATTAGCTTTTTGTTTATTGTCCTAGCATCTTTCTCAGGATCTAGCTTGTCTATGCTTTTTAGGTACTCTTGATATTGTCCAAGTGTAATCTCAGCTAGTGAGTTTGGCACAACAATCTTTACTTTTTCTTTTATCATAATATAATAACTTTGTTTCTATTTTGTGTATTGCACCAAGACAAATGACTCAGTGGCATATCAATAAATAATTATATGTATTATACAGAATATTATCTGTTATGTACAATATTATACTGATACATACTTATACATAAAATAAAAAATATACTTACTTATGTATTCTTATAATTATATATATATGTGCCATTAGGACAGTTGGAATATTTAATTATTCGTGGTGTAGTAATGACAATACAGTTCGTGGATCTTATCGTAAATTGTTTTTGCTGTATACGTTTGGGGTGATCTGATTATCGTTCCGTTATTGTAAATTTCAATATACATCTCTTTATTGTGTGTTGGCACTGGATACATCTTTATGCCATTTTCTAAACACCAACTAAAACAGATATGTGGTTCGACATTCATAAAGCAAATATAGAAAAAAAGGGTAACATTATGCTACCCATTTTTCTTTAGCTAGGTTTTCTCCAAGTTTTATATGGATACCATTCTCTACAATCCCAAATGTCTCTAACTAAACCTTGATCTAAACATACCACGTGCCTTGATAATCTTACCACATAAGTGCAATCTTTACAAGCAGGATACTCTCTGAGGTTATAACCTACAATCTTTTTTTCAGGTATAAAACCTCTTTTCAACAAAAACTTTGTATAGTTCTCATTAGAATTAGGCATATACCCATCCTTATAAGAAGTCTCCCAAAGTTCTGTTCTGACGTCTTGGTAATCTTCACCAGTAGCTATCGCCAAAGCTCTGATCACACAATCGCCTACTCTGTCTTTTTTGTACTTCATTCTGAAGTACTGGTGTCGACCACCATCATCATAAATATAATCATTGTCTTTCATAAGATGAATTTAATATTAAAAATTAGTTACACCTAAGATACGAATAAAAAATGACATATGCAAATTATTTTACAATTAATTGTCAGTTGGAACATCAGAGGTGTGTGGAGTCTTGGTTATTTATAGGCAACTAGCCATTTTTACCGAGAGTACCCCAAATAAATACTATTCAAGCATAATAAAAATATTAGCTCTAAGAGCTTCTAATATTTCGCTGGGGTTATGGTATCAAAATAAATTTTAATTGCATTAGGCGTTGTCTGAGGCGTAAAATTCGCCCTATTTGATATTTATTTAATCTCGCTTTCATTGATAATCAGCTAATTACAAAAATAAACCCATAAAAAAAGCCCTCAAAAAGAGGGCCTAAAGATTAATTTATTTTATTTAAAGATTAATTTATTTTCCAATAATTATCACGAAAAGCTAACTTTAATAGTGTTAAATATTCTTCTCTTGTGATATTATTATTTTTATACTTTTCTTTTAATAATTTATATTGTTTTAATTTATAATCAATCATTTTATTTATTATTTAATTTGTTATTGTTTCTATTTCGCAAAAGTCTAACACATAATCGTAAATAGCACGTTTAATTAATTTGCCATCTAGATAAAATCTATATTCGTGCAAATTGGGTTTTATTTCTCTATGTGTTGTTTTAGTGTTAAAGAAGTTGTAAGATCTTTGTTTCGAAGTGCCAACAAAGCAATTTAATTCTCCGTGTTCCTTTATTCCGTAACTTTTATTACTTTGCTGATAAGCACAGCTGTTTATCTTGTTAAAAATTGGATATTGTTTTCTCATTGTCTTTATATTTAGTTATTAAAATATTATTTTCTCTTTATTTGTGTTAAATCCGATAAGACCATTTAATTTGATTTGAGCCTTTTTTTTAGTCATTTTATCATAATAAACATAATAATTAAGTATTTGCTCAATATATAAATCAAAAGGATGAAATCCACCTATTTTTTTATCCATTAAATCAGATAAAAAATGACCTTGATTAGGGTTAAGTAAATATTGAATACGTAAGTATTCATTTACTATCAATTTTCGTGTTTTTGTATTGTACATATTATATAATATTTATAGTTTTATTGTTTCCTGTATCAACGTCAAAGAATTTAATATAAAATAAAGTATTGGAGTTTATTTTTCTCCATTGATTTATTGTCATATCAAATACTTTAAAATGACCGTGTTTTTCTGGGTTATGTTTTGCACCTGTACCTTTAACACCAATTTTGACACCGCCTCTGAATTTACCAGTTCTTATTGATCCATCTTTTTTGATAAAACCAGCACCAAAAATAAAACCCGTTTTAACGGCCTTTTCTACAAGTCTAAACTTATAGGAATTAGATAATTTACTTTTTGTTTTTTTATTTAGTTTCATAATTTATTTATTTAGTTAATAATTAGTTTAAAATATTTCTTTTAATGTCTTTATAAATGGTTTAATAAATAAAGTAAATATTATTAAAGTCATAAGACCAAAAAAAGGTATTAATAAAGTTGTAATTGTATTTATTTCGTTTAATGTCATTTTCATAATTATAATTTTTAGTTAATGTTATTTTAATTAGTTGAAACAAATATATATAAAAAATTCCATATGACAAAATAAAAGCTAAAAAAATATTAATTAGTCTAAAAAAGTACTTTTTCGATTTTGGCACAAAAAAACCCCCCTGTTGAATTCATAGAGGGGTATTAAATTCATAGGGGTATTAAATTCACATCCCTATTAAATTCACATTCACACTTTAACTTTGAATATGTTTCCGTTCATTTCTTCGACTACCTTTCTAACTTTTGAATCTTTCTTAAGTTTACTCAGATCCTTAGCTTTAAATCGTAGCCATATAAATTTATCTTTTTTCATTATGTATATTTTCTAAGTTGTTTATGAATATCATCGTAAGCTATTCTTGAATCCTCAATGGATTTTTCATTAAGCATAGATGCTATGAGAATTGATATCATTTGTTTCCTTTCGTATTCAGGTAAGCATAAAGCTTGACTCATTAGTTGTTTTGTATATTCATTCATAATTTTATATTTCAATTAGTAATATTTATTTTCTTTCTCATCGTGGAATTTTGACAACTGATTACACTTCGAGCAACAACCAGTACCAACTCCATATTTATCAACCTCTACATCTTCGTATGTTGGGAGTGCATTACAACAATCTGAATAAAAAGTAACACCACAGAATTTGTAAAGTTCATCTAACCACCACCCATCTGATTCCATTTGATTCATAATTTTATATTTTAATTAGTTATTCGTGATTATCGTAATCACTTTCATCTTCCCAAGAAGTTCCATTGTATCCAATGGCATCCCAGTAAGTCTGCCACATCGCATTAAGTATTTGTCTTTGTTTATCTTTCATAATTTTATATTTTAATTAGTTAATAGTACAAATGTAATAATTATTTTGCAACTGACAAATTTTATTTGAATTATTTTTTATGTAGCTTTGCAGAAATTAAAAAACCCTCTGAAAGTATCAAAGGGTTTCTTGTTAACTAATTATAATAACCAAAAATCAAATTATGAAAAAACATATTTGAAGTGAATCCAAAGATAGGTATTAAATTCATATATACAAAATTTAGCCTATTAAATTCATACTATTAAATTCAAGGGTATTGAATTTACCGAATAACATAAGTACCTTTTGGATTGCTACGCAGAAGTAAATACTCAACAGCATACCTCATCGCATCGACACCGTGATTGTAAGCATCTCTCGGCTTGACACCCCTGATATCCCAAACATAGTTGTTGAATTCTTTGACAAGGTTTTCTCCATCCAAGTTGATGTTGTAATCCTGCATCAAAGCAATACCTGTTACAATACTGCCCTTCTTCTTGACAGTGGCAGTGCAATTCAACCCTCTTGAATTCAGCTCGGCAATCAGACGAGGTTCGCTGGAGTCTACAACAATAAGTCTTTTTCCTGCATATCTTAAACATAAGTCATAAATATTTGAAGTAACTAACCCTTTTTTATAAAAGTGTTCCTTAACCCAAATAATCTTTCTAAGTTTATCTACTGCAACTTCTGTAAGCACAGACTCATCTCTAGCAAATCCAATGTCTAATCCAAAACAACTTATTGGTATATCCCTATTGAATTGTCCGATCTGCCAATCTTCAAATACAACTCCTTCAGCTTTCTGTAACCAACCACCCATTATCTGGTGCTGATACTTCTGTGGTCTTCTTACTTTCATTTCTTTTACTTGATTTACAAAAGACTCTGACAAATGTTCTTCGTTATCCAAGTAGGTAGTATGAATATACGTAACCCCATCTTTAGACCCATTGAATCCATCAGCAATACCTCTATTCTGAAAGAACCTCTGATATACCCAATGCTCTTTTGTGGTGGGATTTAATATAAGTAAAACTCTATTAGTAGATATTTTAGATCTGATACTATAATCTATCTTATCAAAATTATCTTCTTCCATAAGCTCCTCTGCTTCATCAAGCACAAAAGTATTTACACCACTAATAGATTTTAGTTTGGCAGTCTGATCTCCACTAGCAGTTTTTATGCCTGAGAAATATATAGAAGAACCAGTGACCTTATTTTTGATTTCATATTTGGTGACCTCAAAGTTTTCTATCACTCCCATTAAATTCAGTTTCTCTACAAACTCAGGAATAATCGACATAGAGGCAGAAGTCATCGTATACCTAGTAAAGAGTACCCTGTTGTTCTTTTCATACGTTAGAAGTGCTAAAAATACCGTTACAGCAAATGATTTACCTGATCCTCTACCACCAGTAATTACGACATATCTATCCTTTGTCTGAAACAGACTTTGATACTTTGGGTTTAGATTGAGCTTTTGCATTGTCTTTTGCTACTTTTTCTATGTCTTTTGCGTTAGAGGGAAGAAGAGATAAGAACTTAAGATAAGACAGCATTTGGTCTACTCTAAGCTCCAATCTCTTAATCTTTTTGTTCATTTGTATTAGAGTCGATTCTTTCATTTTTAGGTGTTACATCTATTGTTTTAGGTCTAGCAAAATCTATGACAGGAATATTAACTTTTGTGTTAACATCTATCTGTTGCATTTCTTTTGGTTTACCATATCTATAATTCATAAGATAATCCCACATTTTAGGATTACCAGCTTTAGCTTCTTTGGCAATATGCATCCACATTTTCTCTGCACTACCAAAGTTCTTTCTAATCGCAAAGTCAATCAAACCAGTCATATTATCTGTGATAATCTTTCTAGGTCTACCTTGTCCTCTGCTGATACCTTTTACAGCACCATTGTTTTTTCTGCCATCTTGTTTTTTTATTTCTGACATACATCTATAATATAAATTAGTGCTATCAGTAAAGCACCTACTAAGTAGAACGATGTTCCCATATTAATTTTTTGTTTTCTTATAATCATTAAAAGCGTCAAGTATGCCTTGACAACATTCATATTGTTCCAAGTCTTCGTAATGTTTTATAATAACTTTGATATCATCTTTCACAAGTAACCCTTGAACTAATGACATTATTATATCCTCGTAGCACTCTTTTCGACTTACTGTTAAAGTTTCTATCATAATACAAATTCTCTATACTTTGGTTCAAACACAGTTTGACCTTTCTCAATTAGTTTATAGTTTTCTATGCCATCCATTACAATTTGTTTGCCACTCAAATAAAATTCTTCACTTATAGTATAGAAATCAAAATCACCAGTATTTCTATCTACTGCTATAAATGTCCAGTTTGTATAATCTATATCAAACAATTCTGTATAGATATATACTTGAGCTGCATACCCATAATCTCTAGCATCCCATTTAAATCCATTTAGGTTTCTACAGGTTTTTAAATCTACAATATAACCATCACCTAAAATATCAGCCTTAGCTCTAAAACAATAACCATTTATCATACCAACTGTTGGTATCTCTGTTTGACTGTGTTCAAAAATATGTTCTACTTTTCTGCAAGAAAGAAGCTGTTCAGCTATTTGTTTTACCTTGTAACGATCTGAAGTTAAATAAACTTTACCGTGTTTCTCTTCTGCTTCTTGCCAAACCTTTCCTGATCTTCTTGGTACATCTACAAAGACTTGTTTATTAAATACATCAGGTTCTAGTAAATACCAGTGAAACAAACTGCCAAAATCAAACTTACTATCACTGACACCTGTTGAATTTATGTATCTAAAGTAATCATTAGGTTTGTTTGCCAGTACTTTTATAGATGAAGAGGAGAGAGAATTTTTACCCATATAGTCATAGTAAAACTCATCATCATACATATTCGTTTCCAACTCTTCCTCTCTCCAAAGCTCTCCATCTAATGTAACTATCATCTATTTTTTTTTCTCGTATACAACGTGATTATTTTTTCTAAGTAATGTTTTCGCTTTTTCTATTTTTCTTTGTTTCTTTCTGTAGTGTTCAAAGATGTGATTTGTGATTACGTTTCTCATTTGTTGTTATTTTCTGATTCATATAAATGTTCTTGTTCTTCCCACTGAATTTGTGGTCTTGTTTCTTCACCCAACATTTCTTCCTCTTCTAATAGTTTTTTTATTTTACCCATATTATAGTTTTAAGATTATATATTTTAAGATTGATTCTATCCCTTTTAATATTTTATTAAGTGGATATTCTAGTAGATAGTAAATAATATTTGACAATACTTTTACTAAACAAAATATAACCAATAATACAAAAGCTATAATTAAATGTGGTAATCTTAATAAGATTTTAAATGCTTTCATATTTTTGCTTATGACACAAATCTATGAAAAATATTTTATATAAGATTATTTACTTGGATCAAACGTACCTTTCCATATAGATTGACATACTGCATACCTCTGATCTCTATTACCAAATTCAGATATCATCTTTGCATTATTCATACATCTTCTATTAAAGTCCTTTTTCTCTTCGTACTTTTTGGGTTTCATTCTAAGTGGCATAATTTACTTTTTAGTTTTCTCTAATTCCTTTTGAAGATTAGCTAAAGCTCTCCAAGCTACTTTTGTTGAATGACGTATACCATCATCATCAAATGTACCTGCTTGAAGTAAATGTCTACTTAGTGCATCTAATTCATCTCCTGACTTAGATCTATCCCAATGTAATTCTTTATCAGGATTATGTTGATTGTTACCAACATAACTACATTTAGATATTTCTCTAATGGCATCAGGAAAGTATTTTAAGACACCACTATAAACTGGCATAGACTTTCTATCTTCTTTTGAAGTAACTATACCAGTATCATTTTGTACGTAAACCAAACCTGTGATTTCATCTTTCACCACTCCCATAATATATCTGAATCGTTTATTGATAAATATGTAACCTTTTTACTGACTATTGAATTGTCAGAAAAATCAGTAGTTTTTCTAATGTCTTTCATTTGCCAGTCAAGATACAACATTTTATTGATATTAAATCTATAGATACCTTTGGGTGTTGAATTTATGTACATAGGTGTTTCAAATGTAGAATCACATTTTTTCCTAAGTGCATCGTATTTTATAAACTCGAGAAGTAAATTATCATAATGGGTTCTTCTACACTTAAGCTCTATTCTATGATTAGTCATATAGTCATAGCAATCCCATTTACTCATTGGATCTGATGCTTTAACTAAATTGCTGTATTTGTTTTTTTGCAACCAATTAAATAAATCTTCTTCCTGCCAATTATACATTATATTGGTTATATAAATCCTCTAGCCTACTTAGAACATTGTTTACAAAACAAGGTGAACAATTTGTAGGCTCAACCTTTTGTACCTTTTGAAACACCCTGTGATAAATATTGATAAATTTAATTTGCTCTTCAGGTGTAATTTGTGACTTTCTTGTTTTAAAGTAATTATCTAGATAATTATACTCATCTTCATTTAAACATTGTGGTTGCATATAAGGAAACATTTTATTTAGTTTCTCTTTTCTTTCTTCACATCCACAATCTTCACCAAGTATCCACTTAGCTACTTTATCTATACCGGTAGCCTTAAATACTTTTTCTACTGTATCACCTAAACCTTTACTGGTCTTTTTTGCTTTTGAGGTACTCGTACCACTCTTCTCTAACTTCTGATCTAATTTTTTCTTTGCCATTTTTTAATGTGTTAAATATTGAACTTAAACTTATTTTCGTAACAGATGCTATCATTCTCATAGACATTTGCTTTTTGAAATGTATCTCCCATAGTTTCTTATCATACCAATACCATTTTCCTACTATGTTTTCTATTTTAGTAATTAACTTATCAAATGCAGTTTCGTAGTCTATCTTGTAATTTTCATCTGCACCAATATGAAAATTATCTATAGGTAAATCTTTTTTTAACTTATGATATCCTGATAGAAATAAATTACGTAAAGTCACATACACATAGTAAGTGTTTACATTGTTCTCGTCATACATAATCTTATCTACCTTATCAACATACTTAGTAAGCCTTATATACATACCTTGTACCAATTCATTTGCAGCATCATCATCACATCCAAACGATTTTGCCATATGAACCCAGTCTTTATGTTTTTCTGCTAGTTTATCTATTAGTCTCCCCACCACCAGTGAAAAGATATACCTACAACTCCTATGAAGAATTGTATCATATACTCTTTACTCAAGTCTTTCGGATGTGGATTGTCTTCAGTGTTCATATCTGTATCCCAATAGTTGATGCCTACACATAAACCATAAATGGGAAAGAATTGTATATACATAATTTTCAGTCTTCGTTATACTGTTTTATAACAGCTTCTATTCTAGGATTTTCCCTATCTATTCCTCCGTATTTACAAGTAATCTTTTTTACAGTTTTTGTATCATCACTAACAATACAATTACTAGATGTCATTGTATCCTGAAAGAATTTATCTACGACTGATATTACGTTCATCAGATCTCTTACTCTGCTATCAGGTGCAAAGTAAGTGTAATCTATTTCTACCTCACTATTAAATTTAAAATCTAATCTTTTGCTTACGTTTTCCTGAAAAGCTTTTTTGATATCATTAGAGACAAAAGTGTTCCAATTTCTATATTGGTTTAGATTCAGATAGAATCTTCTAAGTCTTCTTTTACCTATTGTTATTCTAACTGGCAGAAGAACCTTTCTTTCCTTTTCTAAGTTCATCAATCTTTTTAAATGGTGTTGTTCCACCAAAGTAAAATCGTTGGCTTTTAATATCAAATTCTATATCTTTTATTTCCTGTGGAATTCCTACCAACTTTTGTTTTTTGATCTTCTGTGAACCAAAGATAGCTTTCTTTGATGAATAATCCAAAGCTCTCTCAGGTCTCCATATAAATAGCACGTTGTCAGCTTTGTCTGCAAACGTACCCCCACCCTTGATTCTATTGCTATCAGGCTTAATATATTTACCATTATCTTCTTTTGTTGGGGTGACTTGGTGTGCTACTAAATGTACCGATACTTTATAGTCTAATGCAAACCTTTTAAGCTCAGACATAAATCTTGATATATATAAATCTTCTCTTTCTCCTGCCCTCATACGGTGTTGAACTGTATTATATGGATCTATGATTAAGCTACGTATACCTTTTGTCTTAACTAAAAATCTAGCTCTATCAAATATAGTTTGCAGTTCAAAGTCTGCTCTAGGAAATATTATAAAGAAATGTTTTCTTACAAAATCCATAGCATCTTTGTATTCTTTAATAGACATTTGATTATTCTTGTAAAATGGATCTGATGTCTGACCAACATACATTTCTATAATATCGTTAAAGAAATCATTGATTGGCATATTCTCAGGAGAAAATACAGCAAACTTCCAACCATCGTGATATGCCTTTAAAGTTGCCAGTTGATTCAGAAATAAACTTTTACCTTCGTTTTGATATCCTGTCCATATATTTACCTCACCTATTCTCCAAGTCCAAGCATTATCAATCTCTTTTACATAAGTAGTTGTACCTCTTTCTTGTCCATTGTGAAATCCATCTATCATAGATTCACCTACATCAGTTACAGAAAATATACCTTCCTTTTTAGGTCTAGAAGCTATTTTAAGACGATTTCTGAGACTTTCTACACCTTCGTGGACTAATACCTCATTTGCATCTTTAAATGGCTTTAAATCGACTAATAAGCATTTTTCTGATTCAAACCTACGTATAAGTTCTTTTTGTAAGTTTCTACCATTTTCATCTTCATCAGTGGCAATATAAATAACATCTGCATTTTTAAATATATCATAGCAATTAGTTAGGCATTCTAGTTTTTTATCTATGTTGCTATCTTTTGAATTTGGTGCTCCCATATTTACAGATGTATGTGATTTGATTCCTGCAACTTCCCAAGACAAAGAATCTATTTCACCTTCACATATAACTATTGTTTTCTGATCTACACAATTATCATAGTTGTATATAATAGATTCAGCATCTTTAGATTGCGTAAAGCTTTTACCATCTATACCTCTAGTTTTGTAGTTTATGATCTGACCATCTTTAAAGTATGGAAACAAAATACTTTTGTCATTTCTAGTAGATACTATCTTATTGTTTTTTATAACCTCTTCTGTTATACCTCTATCTGTTAAGAACGATTTACCTTTTTCTGTCAAAGCAATCATATTAGATTTAGATGGTTTCTTGTACGTTTTAGCTATTGGCATAATTTCTATGTTATCTTTTATTTTACCTTTCCAACCACATTTATGGCAATAATATAAACCTTTAGATGGACTTACTGATAAACAAGGGTCTTTATAATGCTCTTTACCTAGTGTAAGACAATTTGGACATCTCTGTTTTTGTTCATCTCTGTTTTGATTTACCCTTATACCTAAATCAGAAAATGTTTGCATATATATATATTATATATATAATTATATTATTTATTTATTTTTATGTATAATATTGTTATGATATGTCGCTTTGACAGTTGGAGTAACATAAATCTTTCTATTTTTACCATACTTACCTGTGCTTCTAGTTACCCTTTTTATTAGTTCTTTTTCCTCTAGTTTATTTAAAATTCTATATAGAGTTCTATCGTGTATATCTAATGTATCTGACATATGACTATTTGATACAAAACAATATTCTTTTTTATCAAGTGAGCATAAGTAAGATAAAACAGATGACTCCTTAAAGGATAAGGAGTCATCTAGATTTAATTGTACATTTACAAATTTTGTTTTAGTCATAGCTTAAGTTTTTAGAATGGTAAACCATCTCCTGCACTTACAGGTTTTTTATTTTCTTTTGCTTTACTAGGGTCGTAATCATTAACCCATACAGTATGTGTTTTACCATACTGGTCTGTCTCTTTCTTCTTACCTACCGTAAGACGAATGTATTCTTCACCATTGTATTCAAAAAAGTGATCTTTAATTTTGCTTTTTGCTAGTGATATATTTATATAGTAATCACCATTTTGTCTGCCATTTCCGACAAACTTTCTTTCATTGTTATCCATATTATATTTATTGAGTTAATAATTTTTCTACTGTTGAATTTACCTTGTATTTTGTTTTTACTTCTTCCATTGTAAACCCTTTACTTAATGCTTCCTTTACTTTGTTAAAAGCTTCTGTACCTTTTTTAAGTTCAGGCATAGCATCTAATGTCTTAGGCATAGTTTTATCGTGTGTGTTTGTAGCATCTGCATCTTTGGTATCATCAATTAAAAATAAACCATTAAGTGCATACTTTCTAGCATAACTAGAACTACTACCAAAAGATTGTGATATATCCATTCCTTTTCTATTAAAATCTATTCCTGCTTGTGCACAAACAAAAACCTCGTGGTCTCCATCCTTTAATGTTGCTATCGCTTGTACATAAGCTATCTTTAAAACTTCCATTTCTATAATTTCATCTGTAATAGTCAAAGCCAACTTATGTTTTGTAAGCAGTGGTTTTACTGCTTCCAATATATCTTCACAACTACGGTAGTTATATCTACCAAAATTGTTTCTTTGATTTTTAGGTGCTTTCAGTCTCCCCTGAATGTCTACCAATTTTTCGTATATAGTCATAGTGCAAATATATAAAAAAATTACAACTGACAAAATATATAAAAAAAGAGAGCTTAATTAAAAGCTCTCATAGGAAAAACGTAAAAACAAAAGGAGATAAATCCACAACAAAGATATAAAAATTTTTGTGGTAGTGGATTTTAAATAACAAATTAATTCTTTTGCTATCGTTTTCCTTGACCCTTATATTTCTTTTTATATAATTTACTAGACTTTAAACTGCTAGATTTAGACTTTGCGTGTACGTTTGGTCTCTTTACTTTATTTTTTTTTCTATATACAAATGCAGCTTGACGTGCCATTATTTATGATGTTTATTTCCAATTATCTTTTCTGCACCTCTAGATCCAAAGTAACCTAAAAATACGATAGTCAGTAACTCTTTTATCACTGATAATTCTTCTAATTGTAAATACCATCCTATAACAAATGCTACAGTTAAAAATACAAGTGTAAGTGGTCTGACATTTTTAGCTAACCAACTGTTACTAGCAGAATCAGCTACCCATCTTTTTGTTATGCCATCAAATTCGTGTATCTCTTGCTCTAATTTTTTAAGTGCAATTTCTTTATCACCATCAGACATTTCTGACCCACCAATGAGAGTACGAACAATATTACCAGCAGGGGAATCACTAGCGAGACTGGTGACGACATTTGGGATTTTCTCAAGTAAGAACTTTCCAACTTTTGTATCTTTAAATTTCTTCTTCATCGTTAAGTGTACTTCCTACAGTATTAGTACAACCAGATAGCATCCACTTTGTTTGGGTCGTTGTCAACGTGAATGAAGGTTTTGGCAATTCCAAGTCTAGTGAATCCTGCCTTAATAAGGCTTCTAACAATAATTTCTCTATGATTTGAATTCGTGCAGGATAGGTCTCCAGCGAATCCATACAAGTGCGAACTTCCTCTGTTCGAGGAAGATTTAGGCACTCCCCCCACTTTAAGATTATGAGCCTCGCTTCTATATCCTGAGTTAATTTTAAAGGGTATACCTGCGATGTCTCTTGCTTTGTCCAGCATCCGTAAGAAAGTATGATCCATATTAACACCACTATTCTCTTGGTCTGGACTGTCAAATTCAGATAATTCAAAATATTTAAGTTTAATCATTTTATTAAATAAGTGATGACATACAGAAATGTAATTACAAACATTACTGTTACCATCTTTGTTGTTAAATCTAATTTATTCCAATTAGATACTAAATAATCTTTTATCTTTTTCATTTCTTTACGTTTTTACGCAAGTCATCTATATAGAAGGAACTCATAAGAGATAACTTATCTATAGAATCTTCTTGCATTTTTATTATCATATGTTCTAAGCTATCTTTCTGAGATACTAACATATCTACTCTAGCTTCTAAATTGCTTATCTTTTTCTTAGCACTTTCTAATTCATCAGGATTTCTACCTGTAATAGTTGATATAATCATAGCTACACTCGCAGCTATCATACCAATTAATGTATTTACAATACTTGCATTTTCTTCAGGTATAGTATATTCTGTTAGGTAAACAAGTATTCCTACTATAAGAAAGAATACAAGTAACGCACCTGAAAAGTGTAATAAAAATCTAAAAGTTCCGTTTTTAGGTATCATTTTGTTTTTTGGTATATCTGTATTATTACTAAAATTATTGTCAAGATCAGAACAGTAGTTTGCAAATAAACATTTATTTGTGGCATAGAACTAAATACCAATGCAAATGCTGACAAACCATATGTTCTTATATATTGTATCATTACAAACCGAATGTTGCTTTAGTTGCATTATATTTTGCAAGTGATTCTGTGGCATTTAGTTCTTTATCATACCATTTAACCATAGCTATTTCTCCTACAAAAGCTGGGTGTACCGTAACTCCATTAGCTTTACCAATTTCAAAGTCTGATGTATTTGAAGTACCTACTGTACCACCACCATCAGTAGGTGAAACGTTATAAGGACTAGGTTCTGCACCATTAAAAAACATTTTTGCTTTTCTATCTGTAACATTCCAAGCTAATACAAAATGATGCCAAGTATTTATTGGGGTAGATGATGTGCCTGATTTTGTTGATGATGTAGTATCGTAATTATAATAATAATAACCTGATGAACTATTCCAAACTATAAACCATTGATTACTTACACTACTACCTTTATATGCCAATACCATATCACTTGTTGTGCCTGTTCTTCTAAGCCACATTTCTAAACTACCATCTCTATGTAAATTAAATAAACTGTTGTGTGGTACAGTAAAATATTGACTTGAACCACTTAAAGTAAATCTTTTTTCATTTGGAGATAAACTATTTGTACCAAAAAGAGCACCAGTTATAGTTGCGTTATGTCCATTAGGATAATTATTCTTTGTAGCTATATAGTTTTGTGCTACTTGTGCAGCTGATAAAGCACCTTTATGAAAACGAGCATCACCTATTAGACCAGTATGTATATGCTGGGCTGAGTTATGACCCCAATATGTACCAAAATATATTTTACTGTTTAAATTATGATTTGGAGCTGCTGTTCCATTACTGTCAGATAAAACACCATCTGTATATAATTTTGTACCTGATGAATCAGCAGTACCAACAATGTGATACCATTCATTTAAATCTAAAGCTGGTGTATTTAAAGAAGTTCCAAGATTAAAAAAACTTACTTTATTTGAATCTGACCTATATGAAAAGTTATAATATGTACTGCTATAATTAAATGATGTTATGTAACTATAACTGTCAGACGTAATGTTAACCCATATTTCCCAGCTGAAACCATCTGTATTTAAATTAACACCTGTTACATTAGATGTTGTTTCTATACCATCTCCAGTATTTGAACTTCCATCAAAAGTAAAAAAATCATCTAACTCTTTATCATATGTAGATTCTACACCACCTGTCAAAACTGCATCATTTGAAAGTGTACCTAAATTAGTTATACTTGTACCACTTCCACTATAGTTAGATGGTCTGTAATCAATTAGTGCATTTGTATTATAAATAGAGCTAAAACTTAATAAACAATCTGCTCTAAAGTTTTGTGCTACTTCTGAAGGTGTTAAAACCCTATTGTATATTCTTAACGAATTAAATCTACCTTGCCAAGCACCAGAACCATAACCTGTATTTTCTGCGTTTAATTTTAAAACATCATTTGAATCTGTTGGCGTTGTTGCAGTACCACTACCGATGTTAGGGCTTACTCCTGTAATAGTACCATCCACATACATAGTGAATTTTTTTTCGCTTACATCCCAAGTAACAACAATATGTTGCCATTGGTCATTCAAAACTTGTGATGTTGTCGACCTTGCAAAAGACCCTGTTGGTCTATCGCTAAAATTCCAAACCCTGCCACCCACATCAGCAATACCAAATATATACCCTGCTGATGTACTTGAATGAGATGTAGCAAATAAAGCTTGTTGTCCTGAACCTTGTGGATACGCCCACACTTCAAACGATAAATCACTTGTAGTTGAAAAATCGCCAAGAGAACCAATAGAAATAAAATTAGAATTCAAACTACCAAAATCATAGTAACCTCTTGTATCACTTGCAAAAGTACCACTTCCATTTATAGTTCCATTTGCTGAAGGATTGTTAGGACTTACATCATTAACAGGCCCACTACCACTATAAGATGCAGTATTAGAAAAATCTAAATCAAGTATTAAATTTGTAGATGGTGCAATTCTTGGCACATTTAAATCGTGTGTAGAAATATCAAACCAAGTACCACTACCATTACCTACATTAGCACCACCATTTTCTATACTATCTTCATCGTTAGCATCTAAGTGTAATACTAATCCTTGTGCTGCATCTGCATCACCTGCTGCTGCTGCTGCATCTTGATGAAATAATTTTTTACCTAAAGACATATTACAAATTTATTTCGTAGTTAAAAACATCTATTTTTTTAGTTAGTGCTTTTATCTCGCTTTCTTTTGTATCTACTGTACTTCTTATATTATCTCTCACTGTTTCTATATCATCAGGTATTGCAGTGCCTTTTTCTGCTTTTCTTGTTACATACCAATCAGTAGAACTTAATTTATTGTAAGCTGCATTTTTTAAATCTGCTATTTTTTTTGTCTTTAGTTCAGCAAGTGTTTCACTAAATGTTTTAGCTTTTACATCATAAATAAATACAGTTCTCTTTTTTCCATCTTCATCTTCATAATCATCTATGGTGTGTAGGTTAGATATGTATTGTGTTTTACTATCGTAACTTGGTGTTATAATATCATAAAAACCATAAGATTCTAAAACACTACTATCTTTTTTATCGAAGTTTAAATATGCTTTACCATCAGCTTCAAATTCTGTTGGTAGTTTAGGATATTTAATTATTTTTCCGTTTACTATTCTTGCTTTCATATTATGGTGTTGTATCGTTTTCGAATGTGTTAATTGAATAATGTACTAAAGCTGCTGAATCATCATCGTCGATACATACAACTTGTATAACATTTTTTTTAGATTGATCTAAAGAAGCAGATCCTACTTTTCTTATAGTCGCACTTGTAAAATTTGTTGCTAAAGTTATATCAGCACTGCTCAAAGTACCACTCATAACAATATCTACTACTTGTCCTAGTTTTAGATTCTGCAAAGTTAGTGTAGCTGTTGCTATGTTACCATCAAGCAAAAACGTAGTTGCATTTGCACAATTTAAATCTTGATCACCTGTAGCTGAACTTGAAGCCTTTGCTGTGTATCTACCCTCTATCATAGAATGTGTTACAGTATCTGAATCACCACTGCCTATTAGTGTACCTGTAGTAGTAGGTAGTGTAAGTACAGCACTACTAGCTGCTGAGTGTGGTTGTGCCTGTAAAGTCTGTGCGTGTGCATTACTAGATTCACAATAGAATTTTACTTTTGATACAGCACCAGTACCTGTTTTTATATCTATTTGACCATCCTGTAATACTACACCACCTGAAGTACCATTACCAGCAGCAGTTACATTACCACTTGTAGTTACTGTTCCTGTTACATCTAAAGCTGAACCATCAAAAGTTAAGTTAGCTTCTGCGTTACCATTTGTGCTATCTACAGAAGTAACGACTCTATTGTCACCTTGATTGGCTACTGCATAACTACTAGCTGAAGCAGTAAGTTGTCCGTTTGACGAACCAAGACCTGATCCTGCAATAAGTGCAACAAAATCTGCTATTGACTCTTTTCTTGTGCCATTTGAATCATTGGCATCAATTATAGCAATACTATCAGCAGATACATCTACTGTTGCTGCTGCTAAATTGTTTAAATCTAAAGTAAGTGTAGCATCTCCACTATCTACCCCACCAGCTAAACCTGAATTCGATGCTGTATTAATATCTGTAATATCTGCTGCTACTACTAAATCTATCGTTCCATCACTATCTTGGTAAGTAGCTGTAATATTTGTTTCAGTGTTGCCTGAAAACATAGCACCAACGATGTCTTGCACTGATTCTTGAAAAGTAGGTGTACCTGTAGATAAATCTAATGAATCACTATAGGATGTAGATATACCATATATTTCGTGAAACATTTGTCTTGTAGCTTGGAATGCAGCTCTGAGAGTATCTCCATCGTTTGAATTAGCTGCTGTACCAACATTTATATTTATTGCTGCCATAATTAACTATAATTTGTTCTATCTATTGTTTCTAATATTGTATCTATTGTTACTTTTATTGTTGATATAAAAAACCTAGCACTTTGTGATATGAATGCTAAAGTCTTATTAAATCCTAAAAATATATATTCAGGTAAAATTCCCCAATATGTTGTTTCGTAAATCTTACCGTAACTCATTCTTATTCTTTTTAAGATAACCTGAAAGCCTTATTTCGTTCTTCTGTTTCGGCTTATATTGTCCAATTTTTTTTCTTTTTCTCACAGTACCCAACCAGCAAAATTAGAATCCCTATCAGGATGTATTTCTTCATTTTGATTTGTAAAGTACTCAGGAAATTTCGATGCAGCATTAAAATTCATATGGTCTATAAATCTATTTGTATAATATTCTGCATAATCTCTTTCTTTAGCTATCAGTGTATCTATTTCATTTTTTTCTACTGTTTGACTGTTTTCACTTTCGTGCTTAAATACACCACCATTAGATATAGTGTAAGCAGCAAAGGGTAGATATTCTGCCATAGCATAATGTATTAACATATCTTGTATAAAATTTTTAACAAGTGCCAAGTAATCTCCTGACAAAGTACCTGCAACTATATCTGCACTAATTTTATCATATAAATCTGTGCCTAGATAATTTCTAACGTGAATCTCTTGTGCTAATTTTATAAAGTGTATAAATTTATCT